CAAATTAACGAATTAAATAATCTAGTGTTAAAATATTGTGTTCCTAATGTATTTAATGAAGCAACTGCTTATATTAAATATAAAAATGACGTAAGTACATTAGCAGTTCCAAACTCACGACCTGCTTTTGTTAGTGTTAAGGGAGACAAACAATTAGAACTTAAACCTTGGTTCTAATCGGTCCAATATCAATAAAACACAAGCTAATACATAATATTTTTTCTAATACATCAAATGATATAAACAATTGATGTATATAATATTATTATATGGAACAATTAAACTTTAATAAAATATTACATAGAGAGAATTTGAAAACATTATTAAAAGATAAATTAATACATTTCGAACAGAACAAACATCTAGTAAATGTAAGCCGTGGATTTTATGTATATGGGGATCCTGGTATTGGTAAATCGATATTTGTTAATGAAATATTAAAAGAGTTAGCATATGACATAATACTATTTGATTCAAGTAATCTAAGAAATAAATGTACTATAGACACTATCACTAAACATAATATGTCTGATAAAACAATAATATCTATGTTTACCAAAACTCCTAAAAAAATTGCTATTGTAATGGACGAAATAGATAGTATGAATATAGGAGATAAATCAGGCATTACATCTCTTATTAGCTTAATACGAGCTAAAAAAACTAAAAAACAAAAGCTAGAAAATTCAACAATAATCCCTGTTATATGTATTGGTAATAATCATCTTGATAAAAAAATTAAGGATTTAAAAAAAGTGTGTACGAATATACATATTAATACTCCTACAAACACACACATTAAATACATAATTAATTTATTAATGCCTACATTAAATAGTACTCTTATTAGTAATATAACAAAATTTATAGCAGGAGATTTAAGAAAATTAACATCTTGTTATAATATTTATATAAAACAGAATCACCTTTTAAAAAATGAAATCATTCAAAACATTTTTCAATCTAAAATTAACGATGAAGACACAAAACGTACAACTAAAAAATTAATTAATAATAAAGTTAATTTTCGTGATCATAACATTCTCATAAATGAAACTAATAGAACTAGTATAGGATTGTTGTTTCATGAAAACATAATTGATGTTTTACAAAATACGCCATCATCTACAAGTATTCCATTTTATATAGATATTTTAAATACTATTTGTTATTCTGATTATATCGATAGAATAACATTCCAAAAACAAATATGGATATTTAATGAAATTAGTTCTTTAATGAAAACCATACATTGTAATAATAAACTTCATAATTATGTGAATTGTCCAATTGATTATAATCCAGATGAAGTTAGATTCACTAAAGTTTTAACAAAATATTCAACTGAATATAATAATATGACATTTATTCAAACTTTGTGTAAGAAATTAAATATGGATAAAAAAGATATGTTCACCTATTTCTTACATTTACGAAATGAATATACTATGAATGAAATTTATACACATTTGGAAATTTTAGATATTCAAAAATTACATATCAATCGTATTTATAAATTTATTGATAATTATACATTGATTCCAAATGAATAAATATACAATTTATAAATATATTTATTAACTCCAAGTGGAGATTTAGCAAATGATTTTGGAAATAGCACAGGCAAAATTATTGTAGATATTTGCGGAAACAACGACTATGGACATTCTTTAGGATTAGATTGTAGTTTTCAATTATAGTATGACTAATTACAATAGTATATTGTCTTGATTACTTGAAATATTACTAATATGAATATCTTTTGGTGGTGGCGGTGGTAATACAATATTTGATTGATTTTTTGATACATCAAATGATTGACTAGAGAATGATTTTCGTAATTGTTCAATTGTTTCATTTTGTTCATTTATTTTATCTTGTTGCTGTTGTAATAATTGAATTATTTGAACATTTGTCAGCGGTATTTTAGTTCCATCAGGTTGTTGTAATATAATTGGTTTACTATCTGAAGTTTGATTGGTTAATAATGGAGTATGTTCATTCGTTAACGTATTTATTTGTTCTTGCTGTTGTTGTATTATTTTTTGTTGTTCTTCATTCTGTTGTGTCAATTTATTTACTAATTCTGTTGTTTGTTTTATTTGTTCTTGCTGTTGTTTTATTTGTTCTTGCTGTTGTTTTAATAATTTAACTATTTGTACATTATTTAATGTAATGTTTTTACCATCAGGTTGTTGCAATACAATATTACTATTTTTTACAGCATTTTCTTCATCTTGCATTTTCTGTCTACGTTCTATTATTTCCTTTGTTTGTTTTATTACATCTGGTTTATACTTTGGTTTTCCAGGTTCGTAATCTTTTAATAATTCACTAATTTGTTCCATATAAAATTTCTTCATATCGGATTGTTTAATAAATGTATCTACAGTCTTACTTGATTCTTTCACAAACTTTGGATGCTGATTTTTTAACAATTCTTTTTTATCAAATGTATTGTGTTCGTGAGAGAATACTAATATGGTTTTAACAGGGTCTAGTTGAACGAATGGAACTGTATAATTTTTTAAAAAATGTTTTTCTTCTGCTAATGAAGCACTTTCATCATAACTAGTTTGTAATAATAACTCTCGTTTAAATGCAAACGTTCCAGCTGTTGCGTGTTTGGGTCCATAAGGTCCAAATTGATACATTTTTTGGATATGTTTAAACCATATATAAATTTCGCTTGCTCCTGCACATAACGCTTGTTTATTTCTCGTTAATATATCTACAGCGTGAGACACACGTTGTGGTGGATAATAATCGTCATCATCCATATACACAATTATATCCCCCTTACTTTTTGTATGCATCAAATTTCGTTTTTTTCCTAATGTCATCTTTTCATTATATTTAAAATATTTAACGCCTGATATATCTTTTACTAAATCTTCAATTAAATCTGTTCCATCATCAATAATAATCCATTCTAATTTATCACGTGGATAATCTTGATGTAAATAACATTTAATAGCGTGTGATATAAATGGACGCCTATTAAATGTTGGAGTACATATACTTACAAATGGTTTATTTTCTTGATTCTTTTGTTTTTTTTTTCTATTTCTTCCCCTATTTTTTTTATTACCCATATATTTAAATATATAAATATTTATTTAGATATATTTACGAGTATTTATTTGTATCTCTATCGTCTTCGTGTATTTTTAGGGCGTTTATTCTTATGTTTTCGCGTATTTTTAATGCGTTTATTCTTATGTTTTCGTGTATTTTTAATGCGTTTATTCTTATGTTTTCGTGTGTTTTTAGGGCGTTTATTCTTCTTATTTCCTTTTCTATATTTGCGATTTTTATTACCACCTAAACTACTCGCAGGAATATCAAACAATTGTTTAATTAAATCTTCTAAACTTCTTCTTGAACCCGGAGTATTATCTACAACAAAGGAGTTCTTATATCCATTTTCCTTTGCGTACTCAATATTAGTTTTAGTATCATCAAAAAACCATACATCATTTTTAGATTGAATATTATATTTATCAAATACTCTATCTATAAAATATGTTTTTATTTCTGCCCATTCTTCTGAACTGCTTGGTCCCATACCAATTTCATATGATTTTGCTATACTATAAAATTCACGAATATCTTCAGGCATTCGTGCTGTTAATATATTCATTCTTTCAAAATATCTTATTAAATCTAAATGAAGTAATAATAATTCAACACTCTTAAAATTACCTCTAGAGTTAATAAATAATGTATATCCATTAGATTGTAATGATTGTAAATCATCTCGTATAATTTTTAATTTATCTTCACTAATCAACGTATCTATTGGAAAATCACGTGTATAACCTTTAGATTTATCTCCATATACTCCACCAGTATGTCCTGTTATCAGTGTTTGGTCAACATCAAAAAATATTGCTTTTACCATACTAATAAATCTATCTGGTGTGGATTCATATGGATTATGATACCATTTTTTTACTCTGTTACTAAATACTTGCACGTGTTCATACTTATTTTTTCTATTTTTATAATATAATTGAGCAGAACCAACGCTTCCTTTAAATTGACTGGTAGCATCTCGTAATCCTTTATCTGATTCAATTTCTCTTGTTCCTGTTCCTGCTCCTGCTCCTGATATTGCTTCTGCAGTAGAGTTAGTTTCATCCAAAACAATAAACTCATCAGGTTTTTTTGAGTCTGGATTATGAAACCATGTTCCTGGCGGATGATATCCACCTCCTGATTTACTTTTAATTTTTACATATTCATAAAGATTGTCCGGATGTTTATAATATTTCTGTGCTGTTCCAACACTTTCTTTAAAATATTCTGTTTTATCTTTTGGTTTATGTATGTATGTTTCTGCCATTATATATATATATATATATATACATATTTATTTATCCATATGTGGAATAAATCCAACTTATAGCACTTATTACAGCACCAATTGTTATGCCTGTTGCTGTCAAGGTATTGAGCGAAGCCCATGCTGAAGACAATAGACTTGCTAAAAATAGAACAAAAATAATATGTTTATATTTTTGTAATATTCCTTTGTAATATCCTGGTTGACTATTAAAAATTGGCGTTATAGCGACCTTCCATATAAAATATAATGATTGTAATGGACCTAATACAGGAGTAAATATATTAAGTGATGTGAAAAATGCGGCTATTGACAATAAAATAGATGTTATAAATCCACCACAATCAGGTTTATTATTATTATGAGAAACACTTGTTGTTAAATCTGAAAGTATATCACCTTCTACACTCAATATAAATTTTAACCCATATATAATCCACGTCCATGGTAAAAATATATCATACCAACGAAATCCTCCTCCATATTTTTTTTTACTACCACATATTTTTGATACACTGTTAATACCACCTATAATAGGTAATATTAATCCTATTATAAAAAATACAAATGCTCCTAATAATATTCCCCAAATTCCTAAAAATATTAACCCAGCGTCTAAAATATAGTGAAATATACTTGTAATTTTTGTTTTTTGTGTGAATGTTTGTTTTAAATTATTACGAGACATATTTATTTCAGAAAATGTTTCTTTAATTAAATTTCGCAACGTGGACCAAGAGTATATTAATGTATCAGAACTCCAGTTACGTATATTATCAATAATTCCTGTATCGTTAGATTTTCTATAAAACCAACTAACATTCTGTTTAGAATCTGTTTGGGTATAAGGTTCTTTATGAATATTAGTTTTAAAGTATTTTTCTGATGCATAATTATTAACAGCATATGAGAAATTTGATCCAAAAAATATTACTATTACTAGAGTAAATAAATGCGTAAATAGTAATGAAAAAAACTTTCCTATATTATTAGTTTTTTTTTTCGGCTGTTGTTGTTGCTCCCTTTCTTTTTTTTTTGTTGCTATATTTGATATAGTTGCTACCATCTTATATATTATAATGAAAATAATAATATATAAAAAAAATTATTGATTAATAAAATATAATAAAGATTTATTGTTATTATATTACAATGAAAATAGAAACTGATTTGAAATTAGATTTCAATAATGTATTAATTAGACCAAAAAGAACAACTATGTCAAGTAGAAATGATGTTAATTTACATCGTACATTTAAATTTATCAATTCAAAACAATCTTGGACAGGAATTCCAATTATAGCAGCAAATATGGATACAACAGGAACATTCAATATCCATAATGTGTTATGTAAGCATGATATATTAACAGCAATGAATAAATTTTATACAAAAAAAGACTATGAAGATTTTTCATTTAATAAAAATATGATTATGGTATCTACAGGTATTTCAAATGATAATTTTGAAACCCTTAAATCAATTATGAATATTGCTGATTGTAAATGGATTTGTATAGACGTAGCAAATGGATATATGGAAAGGTTTGTTCATTTTTGTAAAAAAGTAAGAAATTTATATCCAAATAAAATAATTGTTGCTGGAAATGTAGCAACACGAGAAATGGTAGAAGAATTAATTATAAATGGAGGTGTCGATGTTGTAAAAGTTGGTATTGGTCCAGGTAGCGCTTGTTTAACAAGAAAAAAAACAGGTGTTGGTATGCCTCAACTATCAGCAATTATTGAATGTGCTGATGCTGCACATGGAGTTGGGGGACATATTATAAGTGATGGTGGAATCACATGTCCGGGTGATATGGCAAAAGCATTTGGTGGAGGAGCAGACTTTGTAATGTGTGGAGGAATTTTTGCTGGGCATGATGAAAATCCAGGAGAACTAATTAAAGAAAATGAAAAACAATTTAAACTATTTTACGGGATGAGTTCAAAATTAGCAATGACAACACATTATGGTAAAATGTCTAAATATCGTTCTTCTGAAGGGCGTGTTATTAAAGTTCCATACAAGGGATCACTTGAGAATACCGTTTTAGATTATCTTGGAGGACTACGAAGTAGTTGCACCTATATAAACGCGAAATGTATTAAAAATATGCCAAAATGTACAACTTTTGTATTAGTAAATCAACAATTAAATACTAGTTTAGTCCAATAAAAAGTTATAATATAATAACAGCTATATTATATTATATATTATCTTGCAAACATTAACCCACAAGAGCCAGATTTAAATATAATTATATTATATCTTTCTTCATATACTTGTAAGTCATAATTATATTCATTTAAACTCCATAAATTTTTACGAGTTCCAATTATATTTCCTGAACCATCACAAAATGAAACTATATGAGATGTATCTAAATTTGGTGGTGGTTGTAAAGTATTAAACTGAAACCATACATTTTCGAATTTATCCATATTCATAGCTCCTGATGGTTGGTATATAAATGGATCTGTATTCAAACAAAAATTATAACAATATAAGCCATTTTTAGCCCCTCCATTTGTCTGTATATATTTTTCAACATAATTATATACGCCACGTTCTAATAAATTCTCTCTATACTTTCCATCTAATATAATTGCCATATCCAATAATATTTGTTTTAAATTTTCTTCGTGATAATTTCCTGTAATTAAAAACTCGGATGGATCAGGTGATCCGTCAGTTGTTATGCCTGATGGTATATTTTTATAAGGCCAATTGGTATAATTAGACCATTCGTTTCTCATAAACGCATCACTACGTCTAAATCTAAACATATAATCAGCAACTAAACCTCTTGATTCTAAATTTACACTAGATGATCCTGTTACGTTATAAAATGAAATAGGATATACGTCTTTAATTAAGTATTTTTGCTCATTCTTTGCAAACTCTTGTCGTTCTTCATTACTTAAAAAATAATAATTTGATAATAAATGTATATCAGAACTCCAGTTATATGTTCTAGATGGATACATATTATTTCCACTTGTATCATTAGGAGGATTTACATACTTATAAAACTGTTGACTTG